ATATGTACTATTTGGTATCCCAATTCCTGTTAATATATGACCAACAGCAAAACTTCCAGAGCTACTAAGAGTTACTACGCTTGATCCAACTGCCCCGCCACTTGAATATGTAGCTTGACCTGTATAACTATAAATTGTATATGTACCAGATGCTTGGGTAGTTAAATTATTGCTTAAAGTAAGTGTTGCAGTACCCTGACCAGATTCAACAATTGTTCCAGGAGGAATGCCAACACCAGTAATAGGAGCTGGGCCAGAAAAAACTACGTTTCCTGTAAAAGTAATTGTATTAGTGCCAGAAGTTCCGCCACTTAAATAAGTACCTGTAGTATAAACAGCTCCAGAAGCACTTAACTGACTAACAATAGTTGTACCAGCGGCAATACCCGTACCGCTCACAATCATACCAGGTTGGAATGCGCCAGTTGCAACAGTGGTAATTAATAATTGATTACCAGACACGCTATAGTTTGTAGATGTCGTAGTTGCAGTTTCAGTAAATGAGCTGAGAGTTACATACTGAGCAGGACTGTTAGCGTTAGCCGTGTTAGTTACTGCATAACCATGAGCAGATGCAAATGTAACCAAAGCTTGACCGCTATTAGGCTGACCAACCACGCTAGAAATAGCAGGAGTAGCTGCACTGATTGTCAAAGTTTGTGCAGAGCCGCCAGTACAAGCAGCGTTAGTCTGATCAAAAATATCAGAGCCAACAGCTCTCATACGGAATGACATCGCAGGGTAGCGTGTAATTGCAGATGAAGGAGCACGGTTTTGAGTCTTAGCATCATTACCATATGAATAGGTAAAGCCACGCTGTCTATCAATTGAACCTTCGATCAATACAGACACACCATAGTGGGTCATTACAGATGAAACTGCACTACCTGTATCTCTTTGCTCATAGCGAACTGGCAAGTTACCTGTACGGCTCCAAGGTTTAGTTTGGGGTACACCGTTAATAACACCGTTACCTGTTCCGACTTGATGGAGAATCCAAGGCTCACCGTTGAGAACTACGCCCCAACGCAAAGCTCCTGCGCCGTACCATGCGTATTCCATCCAAATCATTTGAACTTTAGTCCAGTCCAATGCAGAAATAATATTCTTACTGCCGTTCCATTGGCTTACTGGGAATACTGTATCTTGTGGCAAACCACCTGAATCTGAACGAATAACCACATACATTCCATATGGGTTATCTGTTGTTACTGCTCCGTACTGCATAAAGAATATGCCGTTGGAGTCATCGAAAATACCTACACGTTGATACTGTCCGGATACTGATGCACCGAAGTTAACGTTAGATGCCATGTAAAAAGTCTTACCTGGCTGATATCTGTGATAAGGACGGCTCTGACGAATCGTAATATCGCCTGGAGTATTGCCGCCACCAATAGTCATGGTCACACCACCAAGACCTGGGTTTTGAACTATAGATGCCTGTCCGGATACGTTTTGAATAACGTTTTCCCAACGAAGAGGCTGTACGCCGTATTCAAAGTCAGCGTCATAAATATTCTGTGATTGGCTAATCTTTAGCTTACCAACTACGTCACGCAGACGTTGAGGAGCAATAAATTCACCTGCACCGTCAATACCTTGCCAGGCAGTACTTGGGGTTTGAGTTCCCATACTGGCGGTCTGAGAGACGTTTGTGCCAGCATTATTTGGGTTTGTGCCAGAAAAGAAATTTAATAGATTTATACCCATGATTACCCTTTAGAAAACTTTGAAGAAAGGGGGCCAAAGCCCCCTAGCTATTAGTCGTAGTTACCGTATGGGTAGGTTGTTGAGTTACCAACGTTCAAATCAGGTTGAACATATTGAACAATGATGTTTAATTTACCAGCGTTAACAGAAGTTAAACTGGATACAGTCATCGCTAAGTTAACAACCACTTGTGAGAACCATGTGGGTTGTGTGCCAGGAACAATATTTTGTACGTCTTGCAAAGTAGCTTGAGCGTTTACATATTGAGTGGCAGTAAATGTTGCTGTTGAACGACCAATGCTTGAACCTGTAATAGCAGCAACAGTAGCGTATGTTCCACCAGTTGTTACAAAGTTATTAGCAATATATGGTTGAATAGATGTTACTGCGTGAGTACCATCAGTAGGCTGAACAATATTGTCAATATAAATATTTTGAATATAAGAGCCTTGGGGTAGCAAAAATACTGCGCCACGATAGTTTGTACCGCTTGCATCAGCAGTGGGAGCTGTTGCCGCTGTTGGGCCAGTATTACTAAATACACCCGCTTGTGGAGAGTAAATAGTAGCTATTGAGTTGGGTAATGTGTTTGCGGTAACAAATGTACCAGATGAACCACCGTATCCAGCAGTACCAGGAGTACTGTTAGAAAAATCTAAAAAGCATTGTTGTGTTAACAATACTGGTCCAACGTCACGTTGTGGTCCAAAACGGTTGTCGCCAGAAAGAATTGGCCCTTCGAATGTACTGCGTCCCATGATATGAGTCCTTATGCAAAAGAAACCTTGTTAATCGTTGCATCGTCTGCTGGGCCAGTGGCAACAAGGTCGAATTCCCAGATAACTGAAATATACACCAAAAAATACAAAAGTCAATAAAAATGGGAGCCGAAGCCCCCATTTATTTTAGTAGGAACCGTAGATTCCTAATGGATCAGACCAGCCAAAGCTATAACGCTCTCTGGACTTGTAACGAACGTTACCGGTATCAAAATCGCCGTCCATGCTGTTTTGCAGTGGTGTACGAACGAAGTGCTTGAGACCGTTAGGTACGTCAGTTGTCAAGAACCAAGCATTAGGTGCTGTCAAGAAGTGGTTAATTGTGTAACCTTCTGGAACAGAACCGTTGTTCTTGATTGCGTTGATGTCGTTGTTGTTTGTACCAACACGGAGTTCTGTCTCGAGTAAACGAGTAGCAACGAACTGGAGTGCTGGAGGAACAACCAACTTCTTGGGCTTAGCAGCGATCAAAAGGCCACGCTCGTCTGTCCATGCAGCGATCTGAATAACAGCATTTTCAAGGGCTGTTTCGTTCAAGTCAGCAGGAGTAGAAGGAGTGTTACCGTTTGTAGCACCGTTAACCAATGGGTGAGCTGTGTTGAGTAAAGAAACGCCGTCACCGCCGGTATAAGCACCGTTGAATGAGTTGTTCAATACTGCAGCAGCTTTAACCTGCTTGGTATATGCCATAGCGCGAGCCAGACCCTTGGTATAACGTGCAGACAATGAGTCATACAAGTTATCTTCAATAGCCTCTTCTGTTAAGGAGAAGCCAAGAGCGATAGTCTCGTGGTTATAGCGAGCTGTCCATGCTTCTTGCGCATTGTCATAAGCGATGGCGTTGCCCTCGGCCTTAACAGGTGCTGCTGAGAAACCAGACAGTTTTGTCTCTTCTTCGAATGAACGCTCAGAGGTCTCTGTTTCGTAGATTTCTTTGTGCTCTTCGCCGTAGCGTGCGTACTCTAATCCGAACAATGCGTTCAGTCCAGGGAGCAACTCTTTCAATAGTTGTGCGCGTGAAATAGCCATGTTATGTTACTCCTTAGATAGCTGTTGCACTGTAATACTCATGTATACCGAAGTTAATCTTAACGAGAACTTCAGGATAGTTTGTAAATACAATGGTTGATGCGGATGGGATAGCTGTTACGCCACCTGGTACTGCTGGAGCTACGTTCAAAGTTCCAGATGTTGCGCCGGCAGAAATAGCTGCGGTAACAAAAGAACCTGTCTCGATAAGCTGTCCATTAGAAGCCAAGTAAGCTACGTCAGCACCTTGCAACACGTTACCGTTAGGTCCAGTTGTCATGGTGATTGATGTAGTTGTTGAGCTACCAGTAGCAAAGTAAGACTGAGCTGTATCACGAACGATATCAACAACGCGCACAGGGAATGTGTTTGTGGTCAAAGTCGCAGAGTACAGTAATGCGTTAGCAGAGTCACCAGTATTGACGTTACCAGTATTGTTGATCATCTGGTAGTTTTGGCCAATCATAGGGATACTTGCTGATGCAACAGTAGTTCCAGATGAGCAAACAACAGCTTTGAAAACTGTGTCAGGATCATCACAAACAACTGCTTGTGCGTCACCAGCTAAAGTGCTTGCGGGCCAGTATTGGCTGAAACGCTTTTGCTTAGTAACTGGGTCTGTATAGTTACAGCCAAGGAAAATACCAACCATTCCAGCTCCGCCGCCACCAGTAGAAACTGATTGACGTGTGATGAAACCTTGGGCTAGTGCAACGAAATCGCCGTAGAAAATATTAGTAGCGTAGCCGTACTGGATAGGCAACTGACGTGTGCTTCCAGAAAAGACTTGTCCACCAATAAGATTTACAGGCTTTAGGCCGTA